TCATTACATCCTTCCTCCGCTTCAAATGAGTTGTGTTTCTGTATGAATGTAGTAAGTTCAGATATGATATCATAGTCGTTGAATATTATCTTCTCATCTTCTATCAAAGTTTTTAAGTTAGAACATCCTACTTTCTTCACAGTCTTGGACATCTTGACTCCAAGTTGAGTTTTCTTACCTGAGAATCCTTGACCCACAATTTGACCAGCACGACCTCTCATTGAACATAATAGAAGATTATCATACTCTAAGTCATATTGAATGATACTTGCAACTGATCTCCAATATCATTTACCTCACATAAAATAAAAGCATTATTGTAAGCCTTTGCAATATCTACGATAATACTGGGAAACAACATTGGTTTGATTTCGTTGTTCTTATACTTACCAATCACCTTATGTGGAAATGATGTGATATCTGTGATTACAAAAGCAGAGTAATCAATACCTACACCACGAGCCACGTCAACTGTAATCACATAATCATGATTCTTAATTGGTTCAAAATAGATATCTAATCCACGATTACTCTGTATTGGTTCATCATATACTAATGACTTTAATTTTGCAGAACTAATCAGAGTATCAACAGATCCTAGAAACTCACACTCAAACTCAACACGAAACTGTTGTTCTGATGTGTTTGCGATTGTCTGTTCTTTCCAATATGAATCTCTGCCTGGCACTTCAGACCAGTGAACTTCAGTAGGCACATATTCATTCTTCTCTCTTTCAGCATCATGCCACATACGGTAGAAATGATTCATACCATGTGGTGTTGATACAACTATGACTTTTGTTCGTTGACCAGAAGAGATAGTAGGATAAACAGATGCAAAGAATTGGTCAGCAATGTGATTCGGGATAAAAGCGAACTCGTCAAGAAAGATGACATTATAGGATCCACCTCGGACAGCAGATGCAGATGTAGACGCAGCGAGAATTTTGGATCCATTTTCTAACTCCAGAGAACCTTTGTTCCAAACAAGAACACCCTGTTGCATCCATGAAGGTAAATTTTCATATGCAAGTTGTAATCTACCTAAGAGGTCACGAGCAGTTGATGCCTTGTTTGCAAGTATTGCTATATTTACATTATCATTAAACACAGCATAATGCAACAAGTAAGATACAACAGTTGTAGACTTTCCAGTCTGACGAGGCATCTTACAGATATTAAATCTATCATTATGAAAATTATTGATTAATTTTTCTTGAAATGGATATAGATTAAAATTAACTAGACCCTCATCAAGAGAAACAATCTTGATATAGTTTTTTGCAAAGTAAACAGGATTATCCTTACACTTGATGAACTCCTCAATATTTTCTTGAGTAAATTCAACTTTTACATTCGCTTTCTTTAGATTGGGATTACCAAGATATACAGTATCAGACATAATAAATTAAAATAAAATTAGCAGTTCCAACGTCTCCTTGCCTGCCTTAATCTACTATTTGGATCTTTTGCAGCCTTTGGAAACTTCTTCATTTGACCAGCACTTCTTGCACAGTAACTCTTTCTTCTGTTTGCAGCCTTAGAACCTTTCTTTAATTTAGATGGTTTTGTAGTGACCGCAGTTTTAAGTTTTGAGCCTGGGTTTCTACGACGATATGCAGCAACACCTTTTGCAGTCATACCAGCACCACTCTTTGTGGGTCTCTTGTGTCCAGACTTGACACTCATACCTTTCATATCATCTTCAGTCACAACCTCTTCCATTGTAGGAGTTCTATCTGCATCTGGCCCTTTAAAAGTTTTTCCAAGTTTATCTTTAGTTGCATCTAACTCTCTTCTTTTCTTAACAGCTGCATTAGTAAATTTTTCTGTCTGTTTCTGTCTCTTCATATAATCTGATGTTCCTCGTGCAGCATCACGTTTTGTCATTGCAACTCTAGCTGCCTGACTCAAAGTATCTAAACTAAGTTCATTAATCGTTTCTTCACCCATCTTTTGTTTAACTTTTAGATCTTGTAATCTGTTAAGAGCTGCTGTTAACTTTGCCTTCTTTTTAAGATTAGATGGTTTAGATGAATACGCTTCAGATGTTGTTGTGGTATGTTGTTCATCCTTTTCATTCTTTGCAAGATTTTTCTTTTTATCTTTTTTAGATATCTTAGGGCCACCAACTATGTCACCATACTCATCTCTTTTATGTTTTTCCTCACCCATCATCACAGTTGGTTCGCCTGGCTCAAGGTCTCTAGGTAAGAATGACATCAACTTCGCATCAGGATAAATCTTCTGAACTTCTTTCTCTATCTGTTGACGAGTTGGTCTAGACACAGATGGTACAAACATCTGTACCATATATGTTTTACCTCTCCATGTCAATACAACTTTATATGTGTGACCGTTTTTTACAAGACGAGTCTTTGACTCATTAGTTTCTTCTGGTTCTAAGAAATTGACCTTCTCTTGGTCTTTCTTAGTCATTACTCTTTTGGCTACTTTACCAGCGTCTCTTTGAGTTAGGTATTTTGAGCTAGATTTTTTTTTTTCCTTCTCCTTCTCTCTTTTCTTCTTCATTATAGAGATGAATTCGTATATAGATTGTCCTTCTGGTGAGTGAGAACTCTTTATATTCATTAACTTAGGTTCTTTTGCTTTTTGTTTATCCAACTTGTCCTGTGCAACCTTGCCTCATTTGGATTGGGAGATTTTGTCATACCTTGAAGCTTCTGAGTTCTAGTCTGTTTAATATCAAAAGATGGATTCATCTCTTGAAGTGACTCACCATCATGATTTAACTCATCGCCAGCCTTGACACAACGGTTATATGTTTTACCAAATAGTTTCTGAGTTCCCGCTTTCTTATATCCTTTCCAACATTTCTTACCAGCTTCGTTTATCTCAATCATACCAGCAACTTCAAGTGCTGCAACTTGCATTGGTGAGAATCCCTCTTTCTTTGTCTTATTACCCCAGTTTGCTGCACCAACCTTACGACACTTAACTAAAGCACCAGATGCATATGCACTTGGCCATACTGAATATCTTGACTTAACTTTATGATAGCATGCATCTTTTGTTCCACTACCCTTTCCTTTCTTATCTTTAACTTCATTTAATTCTTCTCCTTCGTGTGGAATTGTATTTCCATCAGCATCTTTTTTGTGATGTTCTTGTATATCTTCTAAGAGAATATCTCCTACCACAACTCCGTTCTCAGAAAACCAACCACGATTAACTTCAATTGCATATCTTACGTCACCATCAGGATATACAGGAATTGGATTCATTGGATCTAATTCTTTAATACTTTCAATTATACCCTCTTCGTTTATAAAAGCAATATCAAGAGGTATGAAAGTATTTTTCATATGGAAAGAATGTTGATCGGTGCTTTCAAATACAAAGAGCATACCACGATCTTGTTCTAAACTTTCACGGAACATCAGACCTAATTTAAACTCTCCATCGCTTTGTGGAACTTCAAGTTGAAGTGGTAATGAGATAAATTCTTCTTTCATTTTCTTTTTCTTTTTAGGTTTGTCAGTTGCAACGTAAGTTGGTTTTGCTGCGTTTCTTTTTGATTGTTGACCCTTATCTTTCGATTTCTTTCTTCTAGATGCAGATCTTCTTTCTGCAGGTGTCATACTCTCATATTTAGAACGAGATACACATTTTGGTACTCCTTCACCTGGTTCATCACTTGCACAAGTTCCACCTGTGGTTACATTAACCCATCCACCTTTTCCGTCTTTGGATTTAGAACCTTTAAACCAAGAACGTAATGTTCCCTCTTTAACACTTTCTTTATCAGTCATATAATCTGCTGCAGTATCAAGATAGTCTGCTGCTTTTGTGATTTTAGACTGAACCCATGCCATTTCATTGCCTTCACCTTTACCAACTTTCTTTTTGATTTTTTTCGCAGCGACCATTATATTATCAGTCTGACGACGAATCATTTCATATTCGTGATCACCATGCTTTGATTCATTCATCGCTTTTGTTTTCTTTTTCATTGAGTTGATAAACTTTCTATAGACAGCTGCTTCAGAGGTTTTACCCATCACTCTTGCTCTTTGCTCCATAGCAATTGCTGCTTGAATTTTATGAGCGTGTGATCGACCTGATTTCCTAATTTTTGCCACACTAGCTTTCGCTGTTGCGACATCCTTAAAACCAAGTCCATGAATAGTTCCTTTAGGATCTTCATCAGTATATAAATCAGAATGTTTTTTTGACTTTGCAGGTTGACCTTTTTTACGGGCAATGCGAGGTTTTGACTCCTCAGTCATTTTTTTCTTTTTACCTGCACAATGTGCTTTCTGACTGAACCCTTTTGGGTTATCACAATCTATAGACTTTTTATACTTATCTGACCAACCTTCTTTGACTAGAAACCCGTCTTCACGAACTTCATAACCATCAGGAATTGGTTTACACTTTTTATCAGTGTTACAATAGTATTGTCCCTTTTTACAGGAAGTCTTTGCCATCTACAGACTATTCAGAGCTATTATTATTTAGCAATCCGTCTTTTAACATTTTTGAAAGTTCACTTGTAGAACCTACAAACAGAGCGTTATTTGTAACTGTATTTTGTGTTTTTGGATTATCTTCTTCTATCTCTTTAACTTTCTTATGCAAATCTGCTAATTTATCAGTGGTATCTGCAACTGATTTTATAAGTTGTCCTGCAACTTCATATGCTCTAGGACTTGCAGTTTCACCTGCTACTTCCATTATACCGTTTATTGCTTCTTGTCCTTTTTCTATTAATGAATATAAATTACCTCTTGTATAATCATAGTCTTTTTTGACTTCATCTACTTTAGTTACTTCATCTGCTTTCACAATCGCATCAACTTCAACACTACCATCAGTGTTGAAAGTATCATTCAATGAATCGTAACCTTTTGCCATTAGATGTCTACCTTCCTTGTGGGACTAAACTCTTTAGAATCACCAAAGAAAGAACTTGTTTCTGTAAATCCAAAATCATCACCTGGTTCAATTAATAAATCGTCTGCAGTATCTATAACATTATCTTCGTTATAATCTTTCTTTGCTTTAGGAACAACAGTATATCTTTGTACTCTCGATGCTGTTCGAGTGTTTGTATCTGTATAGTAATCCAACTGAACTTTTTTGATAAGTCCTTCTGGAGTATCTGCAATATGATTGAAGAAAAATGTTTTTGCTGTAAATGATAAAGTGTATATTAGTGCTCTTCGTGTTGCAAAATCTCCCTCATAATCATCTTGCTGTGAAATATTTTGAAGAACCATTGGTATATCTCTTTTTTCACCGATTGATTTTACTAAGTCAATTGATAGGTTAAAACCTGGTTGAAAAAATGGTAAAATCTGCTCAAGTATTTGTAATCCGTCGTCTTGTAATTTAACTAAAATATTTAAATCAAACCCAAGATTATATGGAACTGGCATAAAGACCTTTTTCATCTTGTTATT